CGTCTAATGCTCCAGTAGCTGTATCGTATGCTTTAATGGTATAAGGCTGTAATCCACCAGCAACTGCTCCTGCTGATACAATAAAAGCTTTATTTGTTACGTTACCTTTTGAAATAACAACTGTCATTCCAGGGCCTAATAATGGAACTTTTCCATCTGCTCCAGGAGAAGGAATAGATATTTCTGTACCTCCAGCGTTAGATTCTACAGTATCATAAGCGATATGTAATCTTCCTTGTTCAGACCAAACTACTTGATCAGAAGCCATAGGCATCTCTGCTCCAACCATACGTAAGAAACCAGCGATAGTACGATTACCGTATCTCTCTACTTCTTTCTCATATACTTCTGGTAAAAATTGTTGTGCCCAGTCCATATCCTGTAAAGACAAATAGTTGTCTCCGAATAAACCTTTTACTGGTCTTGGTGTTAAATGCGCTAAATTAGCTAATGTAGCTGGCGCTTGTGCAAATCCTGTTGCCATAATTTTTTACTTTAAATGTTTAAATGATTTTATCTTTAGTTTTGAACCATCACCCCCACTGTCAACTGCTCTTACGCTCCACCCACCATTGTTCGGTTTAACATCTTCGTGAACACCTCTCGCGCCCATTTTAATGTTTTTCGAAGTTGATACGCTTGCTTTCAATGCATCGGCTTTACCCTGCTCATAGAAATGTTGTGCGACAGAATCAGCATTCATAGCTGTAAACAAACTTTTGTGATAACCCGAAGCATCTGACATTTCACCATCTTCATTCAAGAACTTCTTGATAAAATTGTTAATATCACTTTGAGTATTCTTCACTGTTTCCGCGTCTTTTACTTTAAAACGGTATTTTTTATCACCAACAGAATAATCAAAACCTTTGAAATCCTTATTAAATAATTTACCTGTTTTATCTAAAAACACATTTGTTTGCTTCTCAGCTGTTTGAGTTGCTAGTTCATTTTCTTTTGTATAGCGATTGAAAAAATCCACCGCTTTCTTTTGTTCTGGAGCTAATTTACTACCTCCTTTTATTTCTTCGTAATATTTAGACTTTAAATTGTCTAAGTATGTTTTAGCTTTTGAGAGTTCTTCTTTCCTAGCTATTTTCTTTTTTATTACATCTCTGTCTTCGTCTACATCTTCGTCATACGCGAAATTCTCATCTAATAAGAATTCAACTTCATCACTGTTTAAGTGAGGTTTTGATGATTGGTAGTATTCTTTTAATAATTGATCTTCATCTAATGAACCATAATCTACATTTAATTTGACATAGTCCTCTAAACTTCCTCCTGTATCATTTATAAAATCAACTACTTTTTGGATGTTCTCCGGTAACTCAACACCTGCAGCTTGTTCTACTATAGCTTGTTCGACCTGCTCTTCGAGTTCTACCGCTGTCTCTGCAATTTCTTCGTCTGTTACTTCTTGTAAAAATTCGTTCTCTAATTCTTCAGGAACGGATTCTTCAACTTGAACGGGGTCTGGTTGTTGTGGTACTTCTGCTTCCACTTCTTGTACAGATTCGGCTTGTTGATCTGCAACCACGTCTGCTGTTTCTTGCTCTGTATTGGCATTTGTTTCTATTGGTTTTGATAAATCAAGCTTTAGAGTTCCGTCTTCCGAGACAGACGCTGGACCTGTTTGTTCTACTTGCTCCACTGCAGCTGGTGCTTCAGTAGGTTTTTCGGTAGGTTTTTTTATTTTAAACGTACCTTCTGTGTTTTGTGCTTCCGCCATGATAAAATATTATATAATTGTTACTACTATTATTACCTAGGTTCGAAGGAACCTAAGCCAAATCCACTACCCATCACGTCATTTCCCGACGATTCAAAGTCTTTTGGTGGTAAATCTTGTTGTCTTTGAGCAATCATCTCGCTCTGTTGCGTACCTTGTATCTTAGTACGCTTGTCCTTTCGGTCTTCTATGGAATTTTCTTTTGCCTTCATAGCTTCAACCTCAACATCTTTAAGTTTCATGTTGTATTGGAATTCCAGCTCCATCAATTCTTTCTTTGCTTCTACTTCAACTTGTATTCTTTGCTGTTCAATCTGACCTTTCAACTGTTCAAGTTGAGATTTTGTAGAGAATAGAGCTTGATCCTTCTGTATTTCAGCTTGAGCTGCTACTTGCTGGGCTTGAGCGTTTGCTTGTGCTTGTGCTTGTATGTTAGCTTGCTGTTCAGCTTGAAGTCTTTCTTGACGCTTCTTTTGCTTAACTTTTAGCAATTGATTAGCTAATTTTATATTTTTAACTTCACGAATATCGATAGCATCGGATAAATCTATTAAACCTGCTTGTAAAGCTATTTGTACATTATTTTCCAAAACCTGTTTTTGTTCATCATCAGGTCTTAACTCTAAAAATATACCAAAGTCGTGTAAATGCAAGTCACTTAGCTCTTCTAGAGTGGCTACATTAAATCCACCTATCTTTTGAATAAAAGCCTCTTTAGCTGGATGGTATTCTAATATATCAGATATCCTAAGAGATAAACACTCCGCTGTTTCTTTTGTTAAGAACAATCCAGCATCTAGTATATGTCTTGTAGCCGTATTTGAATTTGCTGCCGCCATTTTTTGAATACCCACTAAAGCTCTTGAATCAGGTGTGCTACCGTCTCTTGCTTCGTTTAATCCAGTTACATCTCTTATCATTTGTAGATAATAATTGTAAGTCTGAATTAATGTTGCCATTTTTTGACCACCACTACCGGTTTGTATTTCCTGAATTGGAACTTTTCCAGGATTCATATCTCCATCTTGAGTGAACGATCTACCAATAACAGATCCTGTTTGGAAGAACATATTAAGCGCTTCTTGAGGGTTGTAGTTAGTTCCGTTACCTAAATCAACTTCATTAATACCATCAGCGTCTAAATAAACACCGTCAGGTATCATTCTCTGAAGTACTTGCTGTAACTTTAAATGGGTTAATTGGATCATGTCTGCAAAACCTGTACATCTACTAACTATAGATTCTATTTTGCCTTGATACATTCTAGGTGCAGTAATAGAGTAATTCATTTTAACCTTAGATGAATCACTTTTAGGCCGCATCATATTCGGAGCCATCTCCCATCGCAATAATAGGTTAGTACCTAATACCATCACACCTTCGTATAGCACCTCTAAAGATCTAGATAACTTACCGTACTCTGCTTCATAAGCTTCTACAGGTGGATCATACTGATCATCTCTTACTATTACCTTAGTTGCACCAGTCGCTGTTTCTTTAACCTTGTAAACCTCATTCATATAAGTCTTGTAATTAAAGTACAAAAGCTGTATTACGTTTGAGTCTCTGTTGTTATTGTAGTCGTTGGTTAAATTATTGTTATATACACCCTTATTTTGTGTTCCTTGTTGTTGAATTTGCTCTAGCTGACTTTGTGTTAAATCAGGAAATTGTTTCTTAAGCTCATTAATAGGTACAAATTTTACTTCACCTACATAATATATATCTTGGAAGTAAGGGTCTTCTGTATAAGAATAAACCATATAAGCTGGATCTACGTACTCAACAGTAACTCCATTAGATTCTGTAAAGTTGTTCTTAACAGCTCCAATACCTAGTATAGTTAAATCTTCGTTTATCCTTCTTTTTGTTAAATCGTAATTATTGGAGACAAGCATTGTATTAATAGCTTCTTCTTCCGCTATCTCGATACCTTGCTTGTAGCTAAGTTGCATGTGTATATCTAGCTCCTCCTCAGAGTCAGGTAATTTATCAGGAGCATTCTCAAACAAATTAATACCAAATTGCTCTTGGGCAAAGTTGTTTAATTCTTGCGTTTGCATATCTCTGATTATGGACTCCATATAAGCAGTCCTTTTAGAGATACCATAAGGGTCTTGAGAGTAAGCTGTGATATCAAAACTTCTATCGGATATACCATTAACTACAATATCTACAAATTTAGATAAAATAGGTACGGGTTTCCAGTCTAAGTTTAGGTAAGATAAATCTCCGTTTATAGACATTTCGTCTTTATACTTTTGTATAGGTTGCTCTCCTCTTGCATACAGCCTTAAAGCATTGAATGTATTTTGATTGCTTTTAAATCTAGTTATTCCGGAATTACCATCAAACCATTCATTAGCAATTGCTCTACCAACTTGTAACCCATAATCAAAAGACATCTTCTCTTGATCACTTACAACTTGACTTGGAAAAAAACTATTTGTTACGCCTCTAGCCATATTATTATTTTATTATCTCGGATAAATTGCCGTCTTGCCTATATTTTGCAAATTTAACTTTCATTGTTCTTTTTTGTATTGGAGCACTCGGCCTGTATAAATCTTTGTTGCATGCCATTATCGCTAAGCCTGAGCTTATTGCTGCATCAAACTTTGTTCTATTATTTATATCAAATTTAGCCCAGTCATTCAATGTCTCTGTGAAATACATCGTACCGTAATTTCCATCGGACTTTAAACCCACGTAACTATCTATATACATTTCTATAGCAGATGCGTGTGCTTGTTTTATATCTTCACTTGAATTCGGTATTCCACCTATTTCTTTTTCTGTTACTGACAACTTATTCCAAAGTTTATCCGGTCGGTTCATTGAGTATCCTCTGTATCCTCTTCTCTTAAAATAATACAAAAGCCTAGGTTTGTTGTTTTCACATAATAAAGGCATTCCGTAAAATACACAAGCCATTAACACATCTTCGAAAAACATCTCAGCTGTTTGAGGCCTTGCTACATATTCTAAAAAGAAAGTACTTGGTGGTGCATCTTCCATACTAAATTTGGTTAACCCGTGCAGTGCTCCCTTAGACCCTCTTCCGTCTGTTGTTCCTGATATATCATAACTATCACAACCTAAAGCACCCATGTGTTCGTTACCAGGATATCTAGCTCCATTCTTAATTATTTGCCTGTTCTGTATATCGTGAGCAGGAGTCCAGGTTATTAAGAACCTACCTTGCGGGTTTGGACTAAATATAACTTTAGAATCTTTTATACCGTTTTGCCATTGAAAACTACCTCTTGTAACTACGTTACTGTTAGCTAAGTCTTCATTGTAATCTATTTGTTCGTATATTTTCGCTAAGTTAAATATACTGTTTTTAGTTTCATCTCTAAAAGCGTGTTCCTCTGTTCTAGGGAACTGTCTGTAATATTCGTTTAGAGCGTCCTGGTCGCCTTTTAATCCTTCAGCTTCATTATTCCAATGTTCTATGACTCCGACTTCAATAGGGTCGCCATGTGAGTCCTCACAACCTTCTGGTGGGGTATTGAATACAGGCATCCCATAAGCATCAATGAATCCTTCGTAATTCCATTCCATAGGAATGAACAAAGAATATAATCCTGAGCGAGTTTGTCCGTTGGCGTTTCTTTTTGTAACATCTGATGTTGCATATAGCTTTTTAAAATTCTCACCACCTTTATCTAAAGCGTTTGACGTTGATCCCATCATACACTTTCCAATAACTCTTGCTCCTAACCTTAATGTCGTTTTCGTAACCCTCCAGTTGTTGAGGATGTTGTTCGGCCTTTCCCATTTACCCGATTCGTCATGGATGAGAAGTTTGAGTTTCTCCCCATCGTACGCGTTATCACCGGTGTTTTTCCAGTCAATCGTTGTGTCAAGTCCCGCGATGATCTCCGTGGCCTTGTTCGAATCGAGTCGCCTCCTTGTGAATTTTGAAGCGGGTACACGATACGCAAGTTCCGTCTTTGGTCTGTCCATACCGTCTTGTACGGGTTTAAAGAAAAACGGGAAGTTAACAGAAATGGGTACAACCTTATCTGTGAACATTTTCTTTGCATCGGCACCAGATTTGGACAAAATCCCAAAACGTGCGTCGGACGATATTGTTGCCATATTAACGGTCTCCCCAGACGCCATGAATGAAAAGCCTGAACGTCTGTTCTTGAGATAGCACATACCATAACTTCTTCTGTCGGCTTTACAAGCTTCCCAGAATATGTAGAATAATCTGTTTGATTCCCTAAACTCTGGCTTCCCAACATCAATTTTGGACCACTGCAAGTACATAAAGTGAGTACCAGTAATGTAAGTATCCACGCCTTTATTATTGAACCAGTGTCCGCCTTCTCTTTTATTAAATTGCTCATCTATATATGGTCCCCATTTAGTTTTAAAATTTTCAGGATAATCCCTCCAATCAAATATACTTTTTATAGCATTTAATTCTCTAGGGTACTCCTCGACAGTCCATCTGTCTGTTGTCTTATCTAACTTCCCTGGCGACTTCGGCAAAGCTATCCTAAGGTTTTGTATTTCGTATATTTCACCTATTTGACCAGTTTTGCTTATTACTACAATGTCGTGCTCTTTGTGGTATCCATACCCCCACTTCTTACCTTTATTAAGTCTAGAAATAGTTGTAAGTTTTACAGGAGTTACTACCTTATATAGATTCTGCTCGTACATTACTTAGATCTGTTTTCAGCAAAGCCTTTGAACTCTATTGTTTCAAGCTCTTTCTTAGGTTTGTTCTCTAATACTCTTTCTTCCTCCTCTATACGTGTTAGTATTTCAAAAGCGTCAAATATAGCTAGTTTTTTTGTAGCTGCAGCATTCTTAAGTTTATCCGCAGTTAGGTCGTCGTCTGAATCCACGATAGGCTCTTTAGCTACTTTTATTAATTCCTCAACTGCCTTTTGCCCAGCTAGGATTATATTCCTCTTCGTTTCCTTTGTATTCATATTTAATTGTGATTGAATTGGTGGGTACTCGGTATAACCTCTGCCCTTCTATTACAAACTCATATTCTGAGTTCGGCTTAAAACCTACTAATGACTCGGTTTTTATTTCGTCATTACCTAGTTTTACAATACCTATTAATGGCTTCTCAAATGCTACAGAAAACATCTTGTCTTCTTTTATGGGTTTAATAAAACAAAACCCTTTTAAAGCTCTCCATTCGTCGCCTCTTTTAAAAGCGTATATTTGATCAGCTTGTACGGTATAAACATCTTCAGCTAAATAATTTTTACTATCCTTCTCATTACCTCTAACGTCTCTAAACCTTCTAAAAACATTATGATGCACAATTACGTCATCTCCTTCTTTTAATTCTTCATTACCAACTAGAGGTAAATTAAGTATTGTACCTACTCTATTTGTATAACTGTGATTCTGCAGATCTGTGTTTAGTAATAACGTTTGCCCTTCTATTTTTTTAAACCCAACGGTTCTATCGCCTTTTGGTTTTACTAAATAATTAAAAACGCTTTGCATTTTAATAGTTTAAATCGTACTCCACAGAAATGGACATGTTTTTATTAAAGTCTTTCCAAGGCATTATTGTATCACCTTTTGTTATATGTATAGAGTACTTTTCTTCTTCTTCCAATATATGAGCTATAGTATGACCGCCATACACTTCCTGTCCAACAGCGTAGTGCATAGCGTCATTCTTATAGTCTTTACCGATGCTTATCTTACGAATTAGGTGCATCTGAAATGATTCCTGTTTGTAGGTCGATATTAACAGATCCGAATTCTTTTTCAAGATCAGCTTGCAGCGAGGAAAGATCTTTCACTACGCTTTGTAACTGAATTATCAGCTCAGCCTTATGCCCTTCAAGTCCTCCAATTTTCATTTGAATTTGATTCTGCTTACTAACAGCTTCTTGCAAATCTTTTAATTGTTCTTTTGAAACCGATTTTACTTCGTTTGCCTCTACCTCAATTGTTTTTACTTCACCCATAATGATTTAATTTAATTTAATTGTTACTATTTTTGTTTTTGTTTATACGGAAACGCTTTGTTTAACGCTTCTTTTCTTTTGTTACAACCGCAATCACCAGGGAGTTTATCTACTATTGTTTTAATTCCTGTTGCTTTTGTAATTTTTTCTATTGTATCTCCTAATCCTTTTGATGCCATTAGCAATTCCATTTGTCTAAAGCTAACTTCTTCCTAGTTGGTTCTCCGTTAGGTTTTTTCATAGGCCCTGGCATCCCACTCATTCTTGCACAAAACGATTTTCTACGCTTAGCAGCTTTACTACCTTTTTTGAGTTTAGATGGTTTTGTAGTAACCGCTGTTTGTAGTTTAGATCCAGGGTTGTCTCTTTTATAAGCATCAACACCTTTTTGATTCAAGCCACCAGTTTCTGATTTACCTTCCTTACGTGTCCAAGCTGCTGTCTTTTTAGCAGGTGATTTTGCGCAACTTCCTTTTTCCTCCTTCTTTTTACCAGGCACCGGAGAATACCCTTCCCAGCATCTTTTCAATACTGGGGATTTAGGTTCTTGCTTGTATGCCATTATTTGAAGTATTTCATTTTTAAAGGCGTTTTCTTTTTAAAGAACTTGTTGTTCTTTTCAGCTGGGGTTTCTACTAAAGGATTTGTTTTTGTTACAACCTTTTTAGGCTCTAACTGTTTTTGTTCAAAACCTATTTGCTGCTTTACGTCTCCTAGTGATTTCTTTGTAGCTTGTTCTGTTACATTAAATGTACCCCCTCGATACCCGCTAGCTCCTCGTGAAACTCCTTTGGAATAAACATCATACTGACTTTGAGACCCTTTTACATTTCTTGAGGATTCTTGAAATTTTCTAAGGTTCCTATTAAACTTTCTGTCAGATACTTTTGGATCTGTTTTAACCCAGTTGCCTTTTTCATCTTGCTTAGCATATCCTTTAAGTCGACCTTTGTATCTATCAACTTTTCTCTGTGAGTCTGAAATATCATCACTCAGTTTTTTCATTCGTCTACCTTGAGATCCAGCTTCCCAGCTTTCAACCATACCTCTTTTAGCTTCAACCTCAAAATCATTAAGATCAATTACTTTTCCAGGGATATTCTTTACTGTTTTGGTAGGTTTAGCTGCTGCTTTATCAGCTGCCTTTGCTTCAGCTCTTTTCTTATTAGCCTTCGCTGTCATCTCCGGAGTGATCTTCTTAGGATCAACTTGTTTAGTACCTTCAGCAGCGACTGCTTTATCGTAATTAGCTGTACCTGGTTTTCCTGGAGTTTCCTCTATTATTCTTTGACCAGCGCTTTTAATCTTAACTTCAACAGGCTTGCCATCAATCATTTTCTGTTTAGCTGGAGAAGTTGCTGCTGTATCAGCCGCTTTCGCTTTAGATCTTTCCTTATTAGCTCTTGTTGTCATCTCTTTGGTAATCTTCTTAGGTTCAACGATTTTATCACCAGCACCTTTGATTTTAACCTCCATAGGTTTTCCATCAACTACCTTTTGCTTAAAAGGAGAACTCTTCATTGCGTATCCCCTCATTTTACTCGGCGATGGAATATCTCTAGTTTGATTATTACCGTGGACGCCTGCTTTCCCTACGTTTAGTAAAGGTTCTGTTACCCCCTTCTTTTTGTTGAATAAGCCTGTGCTTACTCTTGCTGTAATTGGTGTGTTTTTTGACATGGTTTAGTTTTTTGTAAGTGTTGTTGGAGCTAGCGTGAGATCCATTTCTGAAGCTGATGGAATAATGACTCCTTTAGCGAACTGTCCAGCATCAATGCCTTTCACTTCTTTGTGTTTATTTTCTTTACCCTTTTTATTATTTGCACTTTTATTTTCGCTTGTAAGGTCTTGCTTTCCGAGATCAACAGCTACAGGTTCTTGCTTTTGTTCGAAAGCTCTACCTACTTCAGCTCCAGCATCAACAAATCTTTTACCCGTTTGCCCAGCCCCATAAACTAGCGCTTCATTCATTTTTAAAGGAGACTTTGATTTCTGAGTTATAGGTGAACAACTTTTTTTAGCAGGGCTATTTTCGAAACCTCCAGTTCCTCTTCTCGGCCCAGGGGCTGATACTTCTTGAAATCCATTGCGGTTATTACTAGCTGCAGACTTTTTAAGTTTTGAGGCTTGACCTCTAAATGTAATTGCCATAATTATGATTGTTTATATGCTTCGTTCTCCCATTCGAAATCAGGATGCCCCTCGTTCATAGTAGCTCTCTTGTAAACCCTAGCAGGTGATCTTGTATCCCTTTTCCAAGTTACAGAGTCTTCAGAATATTGTAATCTACCTGAAGCCATTTGATCTAAATGAACTTTTTCGTGAGCAACAGCTTTTTCTATTTTTTTGTCAGACAGTTTAGAGTTAACAAAAATAGTGCCGTCACGATTGGCTTCAGCCTCAACCCCACTTTCAAGGTCATCTTTTATAATGACAGGAGTACCGAACTTAGAGGTCTTCTCGTGAATACCGAATACTTCTCCGTGTGATTTTAGTTTGAATGCCATTGTTTTGCTTTTATTGTTTTTTAAAACCAGGAACTTTTTTTGCAGGTATTTTTTTGCTTTCACCAAACGCTGTATATCCTTCTTTTTCCGCTGTTTTCTTAGCGGCAGGAACTTTTTTGTCCATTTTCTTATTAGTCTTAGCTATTATTTCAGCTTGTTTCTTTTTGTTTCCCTTAGCTCGTTCCATTTTCTCGTCTGCCGCTAACTCTAATCGTTTGCTTTCTTCGAACGCCGCTGTTTCGCCCGCGTCAGTACCCATTTGCTTAGCTGGTGATATTACTGATTTTTTACTTCCACCCAAACCGTTTGGTCCAATTCCTTTAAATCCTGAGTATGCCATTGTTATTTATTTTTTGTTTTAATATAATTCCTTTGAAAGTTCTTTAGTTGTTTTTGAGCTACATCACTACCCATTTCATGATAGCCTCCTTTAGGACCAACAACAAGTCTACCTGATTTGTTTGGGTCTTTTACAGTCATCAATGTAGATTTATAGCCTTTTTTGTCATTACTATCGTTTCCAGCTACTTTTTGTACTCTTCTATTTGATTTACTTTCTATGTTTGTAACCTCGCTTCTACTACTTCTTTTAACATTATCGTTATTTCCTTGCGTTGAGGTTTTTGATTTTACAATATGCTTTTGCTCTAAAGCGTTTTCGTCGGATAAATCTGCTTTGCTTTGTTTAGCAGGTGATGTTGTGGCTTGCTGTATGCCTCGGGGAGCCACGTACCGTCCAACTGATTTTAAAGTTGGTGATTTAGGGTTCATTTTAAATGCCATAATTATCTTTCTTTGTCTTTTATCATATCATCAATAGCTTTGTTGTAAACTTTATCCGTATATGTTTTATTCTTATAAAACGTACTTCTAGCTGACGTTGGTAAATCCTCTTCCCCTAGTAGTATTCTGTAAATTCTGTTTATTAAACTTTTACATTTGTGCGAAGTACTATATATATTAGTCTTCATAGTAGTTCTATTTCTTTTTCTCCAGACATCAATCCAACCCTCTCGCCTTAATCTTTCCCATCTTGCTTTATCCCAAGAGTATGTATAAACACCGTCTATGAAATCATTACGTGTAAATTGCTTTTTGCAATCCAAATATATTAATAATTCAATATCAGCGTCTTTAAGGTCGTAAGTTTTACAGGCCCATTTTCTAACAAGCCTGTAATACTTAAGTAAATTCATTTCTCTTAAATCACTTGAGCTTAGTCTCATTCTACTAAAACTACATCCCCTATTGTAATTACGAAATATAATTTATCATTCCACTCTATTCCGTGCCCTGCGTGTTTATCATATCTAACAACATCGCCTTCTTTGAGAAAATCTATCTTATCTCCAACACTAATTATGTTGCCCTTTAAGTACCTAACGTCGTGGTTTTGATTTTGTGTTATTTCAAGTCCTCCTACTGTCTTCGGAGCTTCCTTGATTTTGTCGATTATAATAAAGTGATTAACTGCGTTCAAGGGATCTTACATTTGAGATTATACAATCTGCGGATATAATAGTCTTTACCACACTAACCGCATTCTTTAACGCTGACTTTGTAACTAATACTGGATCTATAATACCAGCTTTAATCATATTAACTTCTTTACCTGTTTTAACGTCAATACCTCTATTCTTAATCGTTTGCTTTTTAATTTCAACAATACCAGCATTATCTAATATAGTATAGAAAGGAGCTTTAATAGAATCCAATAATAACTTATACCCGTCATTCTTAGGCTTGATCTTGTTGGACGCATTTAATAATGCAATCCCACCACCTGCTACTATTCCTTCCATTAAGGCTGCTTTCGTAGCGTGGAGAGCATCATCTACTCTATCTTTCTTTTCTTTTAATTCAACTGCTGAATCAGCTCCTACATAAATAACACCAACCTTACCTGTCAACATAGATAATCTCTTCTCTAGTTTCATCTTGATATAAGCGTTGGTCTCTTTATCGATCTTAGTTTTAACTTCTTCTATTCGTTCCGTTAAATCTAAGGTGGTATCTTTAATTTGCAATATCGTGTTTTTAGCGTCTGTAACGGACTTTAAAACTTCGCCTAGTACATTAATATCTAAAAGGTCTAAGTCGTCCCCCAGCTCTTCATCTACGACCGTGGCGCCTGTTAGGATAGCTAAGTCTTCTAGTATATCAGCTTTAGTTGGTCCAAACCCCGGAGGGTCTACAATATTGACCTTTATATTACCCTTTACTTTGTTAGCTAATAACGTTGCGAAAGGCTGTTGCTCTAGCGGGGCGATTATTAACAAACTACGTTTGGTTTTAACCACATGCTCCAATATATTTTGGATTCTACGTATATTAGGTACAGGCGAACTAACTATCAAGACCAATGGCTCTTCCAGTACAGCAACTCCTTTATCTTTGTCTGTTAATAAATGTGATGACTTTATACCTGATTCAAACTGGGTTCCCTCAACAAACTCAACGTGTGTTTCATTTGTGTCAGAATCCTCCATTAAAACGACTCCAGTCTTTCCAACTCTTTCAAATGCTTCGCCAATTTTGTCTCCAAGTTCAGCGTCATTGTTACAGCTAATGTAAGCAACTTGCTGTAGCATGTCACCCTCAACTTCAATCCTGGTGTTATCAAGATAATTAGTAACTTCCTCAAGACATTCGTCAACGCTTCTTTTAATATCTCTAATTTGTTCTTCACCTTTGTATTCGTTTATATTAGTTAATAGAGAGTGAGCTATTACGGTAGCTGTTGTAGTACCATCACCCGCCTCTCTAACAGTATTACTCGCTGCTTCCTTTATAAGGGTTGCACCTATATTTTCGACCGGATCCATTAAGACTACGCTTTCTGCAACGGTTACTCCGTCTTTTGTTATAACCGGTCGGCCCATAGCGTCTTCGTATATTACGCATTTTCCAGAAGCCCCTAAAGTGGACTTTACTGCGCTTGCTAATTTATCGACGCCGGACATTATTTTATTTCTACCTTCGTTTCCGAAGCTTAGATCCTTTACGATCTGACTTGGTAAATTGAATTCCATTTGATTTAATTTAATTTGATTTGACTGTTAAGGTTATTATTACGTGGTTTATTTACTTTCTTACTATACTTCCCACTTTTTCGGCTCCTCTTGATCCAAAATAAGCAACATACACAGTCATCGTAAGAGTTTTTAGCAAACTTATCCACTCTTCACTTACTGTAAAATCCACGTAGTTATTACTATCAACCCAAATCAAAGCTATAGTCATAACCGTTAAAAATATTAAGCTCAACGGTCTAGTGTTTTTAGAAAGCCAAGAATCGGACGACATATCTGCTTGCCACCTTTTGCTTACTTCTTGCATTTCAACCATATCTTGTTCTAATAACTTAAGTGCAGTTTCTTTATCTACAGGAGATAATTCCTTATCGCTAGTTATAAGGTTCTTCACTAAACCAAACAATCCTTTATCCGGCAAAACATTTGCTATAGAATTCACCACCCCTGATTTACCTAGCAAGAACTGTCCTACTTTGGTGTCTTTAAACTTTTTTCTTACCATACTTAATATTCAATTGACGGTACTGGCCCACCAATAGTCAAAGTAACAGTTGTAGGCGTAATCAAAGCATCGATCTGAGATTGAATGCTAGCCTCAATAGAAGCAACTTGCTCTTCGCCCATTGCTCCTTTTGTCCAAGCAACAACTTGTTCGTTTGTTAAATCCTCAAATGGGATAAAATCTGTTACCTCGCTGGTGTCTAGTGTTTGTGTTCCAATGTTGGTTGCATTGTAAGCTACACCTTGAGGGTCTAATTCGCTTGATATACCGGTAACTATCCAATGCACATTGTACACTAAGTCAGTATAATCTCCATCTTGTGGATAAGCATCCACTGTTTTGCAATTCCAGTTGTAAGTAGTCATAATTCTTGTTTTTGTTTATTTATTTATTTTCTAA